CCCAGATGTAACGAGTTCGGCAGGTTAAGCCTACGTCTCGGCCTTCGGACTCTAATAGTCCTTCCGCTCCTTTTGATTCGCTGCCTTAGGTTGTGAGTTCGAAATACCCCCCTTTCGGGATGGGCTCGGACCACACTGTGCCTCAACGGCGTTGTATAGTTTTTCATGTTGATTTCATAACTCCTGTTCACAGTTTCACGTACCCTAGCTCGAGTACGTACCGGATGGCTTGACACCGAAGTATAAGGGGGCCTGTGTGTTCAGCTGGCCTGTGGGACATTCATCCCTACCCGAAGGCAACACTTACCCAAACACGGGCGCCGCCACCATCCGTTCTGCTATCGCCAGAGCTATTCCATCTCCTATTCCAACGTCTCAACACGGTGCTACACCTCACAACCGTAGCAAACCATCCTCGCAAGGAGTTTCCGGGGTCCGAGCGAACCCGAAAGCTGCCCTGTGCGGTGCCTAAGCGCGCCACATCTTCAGGCACCACTCTCTACAACCTCGGCGTAAGTCGGAAGAGGGCCCCAGAACCAAGAGGCCCGAATCATCGTCTCACTAACGATCGTATAAAAAACTCGCGAAGTAAGGCGAGGAGAACGATCAATAGTGAACGGCTTCCACAACTCACGCCGGGAACAAACCCCGCTCCGGGAACACCTCCCTCTCCCGGAAAAACGCCACTGGAATCGCGTATCGGAAAGCGAGAGAGAATCGATCAGGAGATGACAAGTTTCCCTGTCATCAACCCATCGAGTTGACTCGATCGCCCACCGAATACCGTTCCTAACACGGTCAGCAGGTCTCCAACCAGTTGACCACTTCCACGCAGAGGTCTCATCCGCAGACAACTCCGCAATCCCTTCATCCACGAATTCAAGTGGCACCTCCGAGACTAGGTCCGAAGGCAAAACCACTGAATGCGTGTCAGGAGCGCGGGGCATATCTCCAGATAGCCTCTCACAAGACAAGAGTCCGAAAACCCGGGCAAGCCGATGAGAGAGGGAGCCGCGAAAACCCATCGACGGCAAAGACCAAGCAGATTGTCGCATTGCGCCGACATGGGCCTTAAAAAAAACCCAACCTGCCCGCCATCGATAGTCGCCAGAAAACCCTCTCAAGAAGTCTTGAAAAGACTTGCCAAGGTTATTAAGGAACTCGGGGGCTCGAAGCATCCCGAACCTTAACGTCGGCACCACGACAAGGGCTCCATCCTTCCACTCAAAAAGAGTGGAATTCAAGGAGCCAAAACGAGGAGACACAGACGTCTTGGTACGCTCAACCTGGAGCCCAAGGCCACCCACAACCTCCATCCATCGCGACGAGGCGGCCGGCGAAGATTGAAAGAGGATATCGTCCCCGTTAATAAGAACGGGTATCCTACGTCTTTCATTTCGCATCGACCATCGAAAAGCGAGGTAGTTCTGAAGGCAGAGAAAGGGGAATGATAAGTACGACCCCATCATCTGCCCCTTCTTCAAATCGAACTCCTCGCCCTCGTAACGAAGGAGAGGGCGACAAGCACCCAACGCGCGCCTGATGATGTTCCGAGGAACCGTCATCGCGTTGTCAAGAAGCACGCGAAGGGACGACTCCATAACCTCGATCGGAAGGTTATCAGTCGCGCTTTTATAGTCGCCGGAGGTGAGGACGCCAAGTCCCTCACGAAAACCTGCCCTGTGAAGGGCGGAAGCGGTAGGATCACCTCGAAGGAGCCACGTCTTCTTGGACAACCACTGATATATTGTCTTATGCAGTGGCTTCAAGAACAGAGCCGTGTGCTCAAACTTTGTCAATGGACGAGGTTTTCCAGCCGATTGAACAACCAGAGCTTCGCCGCAAAGGCGTTTTTCTGGAAAGAAGTCGTCTCTACCGAACAAAGTCACTTCTAGGAAATCGGCCTGGCCAATCCCCTCGTAACCTGTAAAGGCCGCGAGACAACCGCCAGAAGACCGACCTCCTGACTTGTCACGAAGTGATGTCGGAGAGACGACCGAGGAAAGGGGAGGAGAAGTGCGCCGGCAAAAGCCCTCGTACGAAGTGTCCCAGCCTTTAGGAAAAAGACGGGACGTTTCGCGTTTAACAAATTCGAGGTAGCCGCGCGCAAGGGGGGGGGGAGGGGTAGAGAGGTTCTCAATAAGGGCTTCAATTAAACCCGATTCCATACAACGGCAGGAATCGGGAAGCATCTTCTTGATAGACTGGAAAGCCATCCTAGCCGGCTCAGACCCACAAAGGGGAGGAAGAACCTCCCCGGCGAAAGGATCTGAGGCTAAGAATGACTTTACAGCTTTAGAAAGGTCACTGCAAGACAGCCCTGGATGATCAATCCAGACGAACTGCATGCAAGGGACCTTAAAGATGAAAGCCCAAGCTTGAGAAGCGGTGTGGACGCAATCGAGCGTCCGATTGAAGAAGGCGCGGCACCTCTTAGGGCGCCGCGAATTGAGGGTTGAGGTACCCCTCACTGCCAACGAGCCCATCACGTATCCCAAAGTGGATGAAGCCGTGAACTCGAGACAATGGTTAATCTGAAAAACCAACCGCAAGGTAGGTTTTCT